CAGTGTATCTATAACATATTGATCAAGTTTAGAATCAAATTGCAATAATCCATCATCAAAATTCAATTTGTCCAATTCAACAGAATATCTGCCAACAGCTTTTTTTAACCACATTATTTCAAGTGATTCTGGCAAAATCTGTCTATCTGCAAAACTTGATTCAAAACTATCTATAACATCTTGTGCCGTTGTTATTTTTGCCATAACTCACCTCATATTTTATTAAATTTCAATAATTCTATGACCACAATACTCTTCACAAAAAGCATTTTTATTGTAATCATTGAATTTAAGAGATTTAATAGTATGTAACAGATAGAATTTCTCAGCACGTGTTACTACTTTCTTTTTGATATTATCCTCAAAAGATTTTTGTGTTTTTAATCCATAAATTCTTTTGATTTCATCCTGTGTTAAAAATTCCTGCTTATTGCCTTCTACGTCAAAGCTTAATTCGTTTCGTGTATAATCATCTTCAATATACCAAGTAGCATGACTTCCAACACCATCTACGCCAGTGATAAGGGTATTGCCGTTTTGTCCCTGAGCAATAATTTCTTCACGAGAAAGCAGGACTGTTCCCAATGCAGGAATAGTAATATCGCCAATACTTGTTTTTCTAGTAGAACCAGTAGTCCACGGTGCAATACTTCGCACAGTTACTTTTTTATCTAATCTGATTTCTTCGTTTTTTTCTTCAGCCATTTTTGCCTCCATAACAACTAATTTATTTTTTACAACTATTTGTTTTTGATTGTATTCCATAATTTTACAAGAGAATCTAAACGTTCTGATTTATAGAAAGTCCAATATTTTACATGCGTTTTTTGGTTTTCACCAACTGCAATATATTCTTCTTTCATAGAACGTAAAAATAAACTCATCCTTTTAGAATAACAATAGAAAATACAATTCATAATAATCACCATTTAACTAAAACAGGGGATAGAGCATTCTATCCCCCAATAAAAAAGAACCCTAATTACTCAGAAAGGGAATCCAAATTTGTATCATGTAACATTCCCACGCGATATTCTCCCCCTGATGCTACAAGTGCGCCCACTTCCAAATCATATCTGGTTAAAAGCTGACCAGTAGTAACATCATTGCCACTAAAGGAAGTTAAACCACCACGAGTAATAGAATAGATAGGAGATTGACCGCCAGTAGGGATTACATAACCAAGTCCTGCTGGAAGCATTGTATCAAAGTTATCTCCATCTTTATTAAGATGATATAAATCATAAGGGTTTGGAATTTCAGAGAGAGTACTTCCATTGTATACACCCATAAGTCCTGTATTATGGATTTCATTCATAACAGCTTCGGAAATTCCATTTACAGTAGGTGTTACACCGTTATATCCAGCAAATCCATTAAATTGAGAAATGAGTGCATAATCACCAGAAATGGTAGGCTTGCCAAAACGTCTAACTTTGCTGATTACATCATCAACCCCAGTCTTTGTCATGCCAGCACCTTCAAAGAAGTATTTTACACCCTTTGCATTCTTGATTGCATTGTAAATTGTTTCTACAACATATTTTGCAGCTTTATTTCTAATCTGAATACGAACCTGATCTTGTAGCTCGTTTTCATCACTCATATCGCCAAGAGCTGCCTTTCTATAATTTACAGCATAACCACCAGAAATAGTGGTTGTAGCAATAGGAACACGTTTCTTACGTAGCAAAGGGAAACGAACATCTTGACCAAGAGCTTGTTCATTTGCAGGAAGATTTGTGAAATCAAGAATCTCTACTTCACAGGACTCGTTGTAGCCAATAGGTTTATAATTACCATAGATTCCAAGCAGTTTAATTTCCTTTAAAAGAATTGGCTGCATTGCGAAACGTCTAATTTCGTTTAATTCAGAAATAGCATTCAAATCACCAGTAGATGCTTTGGAATTAAGTTCTTTGATATATTTAGCAGCAACGTCTGCCTTCTTGCCATAAGGTTCTAAGTCCTTTCCTTCTGTCATAGCAGAGAAAATTTCAACAACGGCAGATTTACCATTTACTTTACCACTTGCAAAGTTAGCATCTTTGCGTTCATTATTCAATTCAATAATATAAGACATATATTATGTACCTCCTCTAATTATTCAGTTTTTGTAATAGATGCAGTAGAACCTGTAACTTTTACCAATGCACCAAGTTTATTTCCAATAATTTCAGTAATTGTAAAACAACCAACTGTATCGCCAACAGCAAAAGTATCTGGAAGTGGATATCCATATACTTCAAGTTCTCCTACAACCTTTGCAGGATCAAGAACACGCACATGAGAGCCAGCGGGAATTTTATATTTATCCATATATTCATCATCGCCAACTTCAACCTGCATAATAATTTTCTTACCAGAATCACTGGCAGTAAATTTCCCACTTGACACATCACCAAATGCACCATTCATAACTTCCTTATCTACAACAGCATCCTCAAATGGATAGTTTCCATGTTCAATTTGACCAATAGTCCTGAACTTAAACATTAATTTTTCCTCCTAAAATTTTCTTAAAATATATTGATATCTTCTTCATTGTCTTTGTCCTGTATTTCAGAACACATTTCAGAAAAAATATCAATTACTTCATTGTCCTTATTTTCTTTTGCAGAATTTTGTTCCGCTATCCTTGCCTCAGCATCCGCTTTCTTTTGCTTTTCAACAATATTCATACAAATTTTAGACTTAATAGAATTGATTTCAGCAGTAGCATTATTCAATTCATCTTTCTTTTCACAGGTGTTTAAATTTGCTTTTAATTTGTCAATATCGTCTTTGGCAACTGCTTTTTCCTCATCATTAAATTCGCTAATAGTAGATTCTAATTCACCAAGTTTTTCTGCTACCTTTGCCTTTACAAGTTCCTTTTCAAGTAGTTCTCTTTCAGCCCAATATGTTTCGTGATCTTCTTTTAGCTTCTTTAATGCACCTTGTAATTGTTCAATAGAAGCATTAAGTTCTACAATTTTCTCTTCCTTTTCTGCAATAACAGAATCCTTTTCACTAATTGTAAAGTTGAGTTCATTAATTTTTGCAATAAACTCTTCATTTTTACTATTTGTTTCAGAAATAGTAGACTGAATTAATTCTTTTAATTCCTTTTCATTCAAAGTTTTGTCCTCCTTATTTGTTTCTGAGTTATTTAATTCCAATAGAGTAGAAGATGTGTCTGCTGGATTTATAACCATATCCCAACCAGAATGGATATATTCTGTTGGAATCCTGCCTTTTTCTAACCAACCTTTTTTGTAAACAATCGCATCATTATTATCAGTTCTGTAAATCTCAATACTTCCATCTACAGAATTACCATTACTTAATTGAGTCTCTAATGATTGTATAAATGGCTGATATGCCATTTCATCAAGATATCCATCACCACATACACATCGTTTGGTTTCACCATTTAATGTAATATCTGCTATATATCCATTTGTGAAATGCCCGATTGTTGTAGCATTATTAAATAAAGGAAGTCCATCATCACTTACACCAGTATCACCATGAGCCAAAATCATAGTTCTTTCATCATCAATAAATTCGACCCTGACACTCATATCTTTAATACTATCAAGTGCTTGAGAAGCGTATTCTTCCAAAAAGGTTATTCCATTTTTGTTATATTTAGTTCCAACGTCATCAACTACACTTTCAGGAGGTTGTAACTCATATAGGCTTGCTTTAAATGGTCTGCGACCGTTTTTATGCTTTTTTGAAGATAATTCAAAAATAGGCATTGTTATATACCTCCTAAAATTTTGTATAATAAAAGAGGCCTATAAATATAAGTCTCCGATTATTATTGAAATATGTTATTTGTCGCTAGGACTTGGGATTGCATTTCCATTATTGTTTTGAGACTTTAATGTATTTTCAGATGGATTATCTGTTTTAGGTCTGCCACCAACATTATCTTTACTAGATATTGTATAGCTGGTTTGGTGTGGCAGATATTTTTTAAATAAACCATCTTCAATCTCTGAATCCATTACATTCATATAAATATCTGGATCATCACCTGTGCTTGCAATTAAAAATGTGATAGATCCACTAGCTTCTGAATATAATGTTTTCATCATTTCAAAAAATTCTTTTCTATTTACAAAAGAAGTAGGAAAGTAGTAAATATCCACTTTGTTTTTTGGCTCATTGATAATATTTTTATTGATTACATGAACTAATTCATTTTTCCATTCACAAGCCCATGTATAAAGCTGTGCCATTATCATCTCCAAGTTAGAAGTAGAACCAGCAAACGTACCAGTAGACATTGCACCAATCAATGAAGCACAAATACCCAAATCAACCGCAATATCATTGTTCATATCAGATTCATTTTTGTTGTCGAAAATATCTGTAGAAACATCTATTAAATCTAATTTTGTACCAGCCGCCAAAGACATAAAACTTACCCCACCACGACTATTTTTATGTAAAACTGCATCCTTTACAGCATTATGCTGATCTTCCTGTTGTTTCTTAGTCAATGTGGAGCCAGTACCTTGTTTATTTTCTGGAAACACCTCATAAATAACACGATTATTCAATTCATCAAGAACATTTCTCTTAGTGTCAATAAAATAGTCTTTGTATAATACATCTGACAATGCTGCTATAATAAGACTCCTTCCCCAAGCCTCAACATTTTTACATTTGATTTTTCTGCACATTGTCCTATCAGGATTTAGGACCAACCAGTCGCCCGATGTATCAGTATTCTTTTTCTGATTGTATCCATCAACAATCTCTTTTGGATATTTCCTTAATTTCCTGTTTAAATCTTCACCAGTGAAATCATCAAAGTACCTCAAATTAAATGCCAACACAAAACGTCCGTTTTTCTTACCAACAATTTTTGTATATTGCCAAGGCAGAGTAATGATAGAAGCATTCAAACCAAAATCATTGATTTCTACTATATTTTCTACATCATAATCAGTCATAAATTTTTTACGGTCTACAGACTTTTTTGTGGTTTCAAAATAATAGAAAGCTATACCATCTAACATTTCTGTAAATAAAGCATCACGAATAAAAGCCTTGTCATCAATTGTATCCAATGTTGACTTCATCAAATCTTTGTTTATTTTTGCTTTTTGTGTTTTACTTTTACAAGTAATGATTCTATCAAGAGTCAGAAGTGCAGTCATATAATCTATAGAATTGCTCACGATGCCATTCTTGCCATATACAAATTCAGACAATCGAATTGCTGTTTCGTGATTTCCAATAGGATTTCTTAGAACAGAGTCAATTTCTTCTTTTGTAAAATAATCGTATACGCCACAGTTAAAAATTGATTCAAATAAGTAATGATACGAATATGAGTTAAACTCATAATCAATAGAATTGTCTTGTAAAATAGTATTATTTGTTTCTACCACAGGCGGAGCGGTAGT